AAGGAGGTCAAGTAGAGCCGTTGAGCCGATGACATCAGGAGGTGTGTATTGAGCTACGACGGCACTCTAAAGTTCGATACAAAGCTCGACACATCGGGCTATCAGTCGGGCATAAATAAGATCAAAGGAATCGGGTCCGGAGCCGTTGCCGTCACGAAGAACATCCTGACAGCCGCAGCCGGCGCCGTCACTGCGATCGGCGGATATGCGACAAAAGTCGGTATGGATTTCGAGGCAGGAATGTCTAAGGTGGAAGCTATTTCGAGCGCGTCCTCGCAGACTCTTGTCAATGATGTCGGACAGGTCGTGAACGGCCTTGACGGATTGACGGAGAAAGCCAAGGAGATGGGCGCGAAAACGAAGTTCTCCGCAACGGAATCTTCCGAAGCCCTTTCCTACATGGCCATGGCTGGATGGGATGCACAGGAGATGTACGACGGTCTTGCCGGCGTCATGAACCTCGCGGCAGCTTCCGGTGAAGACCTCGGTAGAACATCTGATATCGTAACGGATGCGCTCACCGCTTTCGGTCTGGAGGCCAAAGATTCCGGTCACTTTGCAGATGTCTTGGCACAGACCTCTGCATCAGCAAACACAAACGTCTCACTCATGGGTGAGACATTCAAATATGTTGCCCCTGTCGCGGGGGCGATGGGATTCAATATTGAGGACTGCTCACTTGCCATCGGACTTATGGCTAACTCAGGCATCAAAGGTAGTCAGGCAGGTACAGCACTCCGAAATGTTTTTACACGGCTTGTAAAGCCGACCAAGCAGTCTCAGGAGGCCATTGAAAAACTTGGTCTTCAGATACAAAACGAAGACGGTTCGATGAAGAGCCTCGATGACATCATTAGTCAGTTGAGGACGAGTTTCTCTGGATTGACCGATGCACAGAAGGCAAGCTATGCATCCGCATTAGCTGGTCAGTATGGTATGTCCGGTCTTCTTGCGGTCGTCAATGCAACGGATGAGGATGTAACTCAGCTGAAAGACAGCATCGGGAGCTGCGATGGAGCTGCAGAGCGCATGGCAGAGACGATGATCGACAACCTGCAAGGTGCGATCACAATCCTGAAATCTTCCGTGGAAGGCCTTGGAATCACATTTTATGAAGGCCTTGAAGAACCTGCTAAAGAAGTTGCGCAGAAGGTGATTGGCATTGTCAACGACATGAATGCGGAACTGTCCGAGAACGGTCTAAAAGGTCTTGGAACGGCATTCGGACACGCACTTGCTGATATAGCGCGGATGGCGCTGGATTTCGCTCCGACCATCATCACTACAGCAACGGATACGATTCACGCCATGGCGGAGGCTATACTCGATAACAAAGAGTCGTTCGGAACAGCCGGTGCTGAGTTATTTACGGCTCTGATAGAAGGCCTCATCAGCGTGACAGCTGATATATGGACAGTTGCGGTAGAGCTCCTGGCACAGTTCCTCGCGGGACTTGACCAGAACATGCCTGACATCATAGCGAAGGGCGAAGAGATACTGAGCAACTTCGCGCAGTCCCTGATAGATAACGCGCCGTCAATCGCATCATCAGCAGCATCAATCATCGGTCAGCTGGCGCAGGCTCTCATAGAGCATATTCCCGACATCATGGACACTGGCCGGAAGATCATACAGGGAATCATCGACGGAATAAGCGAGGAGTATCCCGCATTCGGAGCATTCCTCGACGGCATATTCGGCGAGGTATCCAAGACAATCGGACCTCTTCTTGAGGGTGCATACGAAGCGGTTAAGAAGATCTTCGAAGCATTTGGCCAGATGGATCCTGAGACCGCAAGAAAGCTCGGAGCAGCCGTCGCAAAGGTCGTTGAAGCATTCGTAGCCTTTAAGGCGCTGAAGACCATTACAGGCACGTTCTCGTCCATCACGAAGGGCATGAGCGGACTGGTCGGCAACACGATATCGTTTGCGACAAAAGCGAACGAGGCATATCAGCTGTGGGCTGGAGGGGCGGGAACGCTTACGGAAGTCCTTGCTCTGGAGTTCCCGAAGATCGGCGCAATCGTCGCCAAGATCGGAGGCCTGTTCGGTTCCGGAGGCTTGTTGGCGTCCATCGGTTCCGGCCTTTCGGGAGCTGTTACGGCGGCGGCCACAGGAATCGCCTCTCTCGGAACGACCATTATCACCGGGCTCGGAGGAGTTGTTGCCGCCATCGGCGTAGGTCCGCTTATAGCGATCGCCGCCGCAATCGCCGCGATCATAGCGGTAATATGTAACTGGGATGCAGTGAAGACGTTCTTCACGGAAACGCTCCCGCAATGGTGGACAGGTACGGCATGGCCGGCAATCACGTCGGTCTTCACCGCAGCTGGCCAGTGGCTCTCTGAACTGCCCGGAAAGGTCTTAGGATTCTTCAACGGCATCATCACACAGCTCGGAACATGGTCCGCATCTGCAGGTGCGTGGATAACAGAGAACGTCCCGCTCATCATAGAATCTATCGTCACATTCTTCAGCGAACTGCCTTACAAGATAGGCTATGCGATAGGCTTCGCCATTGGCACGCTGATACAATGGGGCGCAGACATCGGAGCATGGATAGCCGAGAACGTCCCGCTCATGATCGAGGCAATATGCGACTTCTTCCGCGAATTGCCCGGCAAAATTTGGGACTTCCTCGTTGAGACCTGGGACAAATTCGTAGAATGGGGCAGTAACATGCTCGAAAGTGCCCGTGAAGCTGCGGGCGAAATAATAGATGCAATATGCGAGTTCTTCCAGGAATTACCCGGAAAAATCTGGGACTTCCTGACCACTACATATCAGAATTTCGTACAGTGGGGAAGCGAAACGCTCGAGAGTGCGCGTGAGGCGGCATCCGAGATCATCGAGGCTATCTGCGAGTTCTTCCAAGAACTTCCGGGCAATGTCTGGAGCTTCCTCACAGAAACGTTTGATAAATTTAAACAGTGGGGATCCGACACAATAAATAGTGCTCGAGAGACCGCATCAGACGTCGTTGATACTATCGGTGATTTCTTCAAAGAACTCCCGGGCAATGTATGGAGCTTCCTCACAGAGACTTTCGATAATCTTGTAGAGTGGGGGTCGAATATGATTCGAGAAGCCTCGACCGCTGCTTGGGATATATATTGCGCTATTGTAGATACTCTTGCCGAGCTGCCTTGGCAGATGGCAGATATTGGCTATAACATAGTCATGGGACTTTGGGATGGCATCAATGGCATGATTGGATGGTTCCAGGATCAGATATGGGGATTCTTCAGTGGTATCGTGGATGGAGCTCAGGCGGCGCTTGGAATCTATTCTCCATCTAGGAAAATGAGACAGGAAGTCGGAAAATATATCCCTCCGGGGGTCACGCTTGGTATGGAAGATGCTATGCCTGATATGCTGGATGATGTCGATAAGCAGATGGCCAAACTGTCTGACCACATGACAGCAACAGTATCGGCCCAGACCGCCGGCATTACTCTGAAACAGGAGACCGCCGCTGGTTACAGGGCGCTCGAGATACCGAGAACGGATATGGATGATACCGAAGATGTTGATCAGCCGATAACGCTCTACCAGACGATCAACGTCGATGGCGAACCGCTGTATAAGAAAGCCACACAGACGACAATTAAGGAACTGAATGCTCAGCAGCAGGCTGATGACTGGGCGAAAGGGAGGATCTAAGTCATGGTAACGAAATATGCTTTGTATAACGGTGACGGATCGTCACTGGACAGAGGCCTTTTCATGACAGCATTCCCTGTCTTCGATATGCCCGGTGAGGAGGTGTCACACGAAAAGATTCCCGGCCGCGAAGGTACTTTGACGGTCCATACCGGAACGTACCCGGACTGGAAGATCACGTTGGAGTTCGAATTCATTTGTGATAAGACGGAGAACTATGAGAAGACTTTGTCAAGTCTCATCAAATGGCTCAAAAAATCAGACCGGATCTCCTTCACGGATTCTTCTGAGCGTATCTACCGGGTCAAGAAGGTCGAGATATTGAACATTGTCCGCGACGAGGATGTAGTGGGTGATTTCACCTGCATATTTACGTTATGGCCTGGCATTTATCTTGTTGATGGATTCCAGGAGACGACATTTACGTCAAGGACCGTGGTCAATCATTATGATTACTGCAAGCCTGTTTACAAGATCGTCGGCGAGGGAGTATGTGAGCTGATGGTAAACGATTATGTCATGGAGGCGAATGTTGGCCAGAACATTACGATAGATACCGAGCTGATGATCGCCTACCGGACAGATGGAACTATGATGAACACAAGCGTCTCAGGAGACTACGAAGAGATGTGGCTGCGTGCTGGTGAGAACGATGTTGCAATCACCAGCGGATTTACGCTTACAGTCATACCGAGATGGAGGATAATGCAATGATACAGATATACGATGTGGGGAATCGCGCATATGAATGGAATGGTGATGCCAGTCTGATTCCCTCTGAATGTGTGCTTAACGCGGACCTCAACGGGTCGTGGACCTTGTCGATCAAACACCCTCTTGATGAGGACGGAAGGTGGAAACATATCGACAGGGAGGCTGTGATCGTTGCCGATACCTTCATGGGGGAAAGACAGCGTTTCCGGATCCGCGTATACAACAAGAGTGACAACGGGGTAACGGCTACTGCCGTCCCCATTTTTTTTGATTCTGCGAACGACTGCTTTCTCATGGATACAAGGGTTTTAGGATGTACCGGACAGCAGGCGCTCAACCTTATGATGAACGGATCTGCCTATTCCGGGATATCCGACATAACGTCGGCCGCCACGGCTTATTTCGTAAGACGGAACCTTATGGATGCCATAAACGGGGATGCTGCACCTACCTTCATTGGAAGGTGGGGAGGGGAGATACTGTACGACAACAACCGCGTGATCATCAACAGCCGGGTAGGTTCTGACCGAGGCGTGGAAGTCCGATACAAAAAGAATATCCGGGGGCTTACATACACGCTCGACATGTCCAATGTTGCCACAAGGATTGTCCCCCTTTCATTTAATGGCCATAAGATCAGCGGGAATACCCCATGGGTAGATTCGCCGCTCATCAATCGCTACGAGATCGTTTATTACAGGGAAGTGACATTTGATAATGTGCGAATGGCCGAAGACGCGACTGGCGATGCGAACGAGATCGTATGCACCTCGCAGGCGGAGCTCGACACTGCACTGCAGGCCCAGGCCGAAGCGATGTTCGTGAACGGCGCGGATAAGCCGGAAGTCACATTAAAAGTCGACCTCATTGCACTCAGCCGGACTGAAGAATACAAGGACTATCAGGAACTTGAGGATATCGGTCTCGGCGACACGGTGCATGTACGCCACGCATTGCTCGATATCACGACCGAGGCGAGAGCGGTACATATAGGATATGACTGCATCACGAAAAAGGTCGTGAATGTCACTCTTGGGACGAGCGGGTATGACATGTTCAAGACTTCGTCAAGTTTTATGCACCGCGTATCCGGCTCGTTCCGGGATGATGGGACGGTGATGGCGGAATATGTCAAAGGCATCCTTAACGGCATGGAGACACAGCTGAGGTATCAGAAGTCCATCGCCCAGAGACAGGATGTCCGGTCGATCCTGTTCGAGGATACGGATCCGGAATCGAACACTTACGGTGCTCTGGCAATCGGAACACAGGGCATCGAGATCGCAAAGGAGAGGCTTTACGATGACTCTGACTGGG